GGATGTATTTGCAGTGGGCTAGTATTGACGTGGGATATCCTGATTATAGGGAAGCCAATAGGATATTCTACATATTTTGGGAGGCATGCGTCGCTGACGAAAGATCCTTTGGTATGATCTACTTGAAGATACGTCGTTCAGGATTTTCATTCATGTGTTCGTCCGAGGTGGTGAACACGGCTACGCTTGCAAAGAACTCAAGGATTGGTATTCTATCCAAGACCGGTATCGATGCTAAGAAGATGTTTACCGATAAGGTAGTTCCTATCAATAGCAAGTATCCGTTCTTCTTCAAGCCGGTGATGGATGGTATGGATAAGCCAAAGACAGAATTGGCGTACCGCGTACCTGCATCGAAGATCACCAAGAAGAACATGTACGATGTGGAGATGAATGAGATTGATGGATTGGACACTACCATTGACTGGCGTAACACGGAAGAGAACTCCTATGATGGAGAGAAGTTGTTGCTATTGGCGCACGACGAGAGTGCCAAGTGGACCCGACCAAACAACATCCTTAATAGTTGGGCTGTAACCAAGACGTGTTTGAGGGTTGGTAGCAAAATCATCGGCAAGTGTATCATGGGTTCTACGTCAAATGCCTTGAGTAAAGGTGGCGATAATTACAAAAAACTATATGAGGATTCCAATGCTGCGGTGAGGAACTCCAACAACCAGACCAAGAGCGGGCTGTATAAATTGTTCATTCCAATGGAGTGGAACATGGAGGGATTCATTGACAGATATGGGATGCCTGTGTTCAGAGCACCGAGCAATCCGGTCAAAGGAGTTGACAACGGCATGGTGAAGAATGGCGCGATTGATTACTGGGAGGCGGAGGTAGATTCGTTGAAGAACGATGCGGATGCATTGAACGAATTCTATCGTCAGTTCCCACGCACGGAGTCTCACGCATTTAGAGACGAGAGCAAGCAATCGTTATTCAACTTGACCAAGATATACCATCAGATAGATTACAATGACTCACAGGTGCTAGCACACATGGTTACGCGCGGTAGTTTTATGTGGAAGGACGGGATCAAGGACACCAAAGTGATATGGTCACCCGATAACAAGGGCAGGTTCCTAGTCAGTTGGCTCCCAGATCAGAAGTTCCAGAACAGAATGGTCGAGCGCAATGGCATGAAGTATCCCGGCAATGAACACCTTGGTGCGTTTGGCTGTGACTCATATGATATCTCAGCGACGGTGGACGGACGTGGATCAAACGGCGCGTTGCACGGGATGACTAAGTTCCACATGGATGACGCGCCATCAAACGAGTTCTTCCTAGAGTACATATCAAGACCACAGACAGCGGAGATATTCTTTGAAGATGTGCTTATGGCTTTGGTATTCTATGGCATGCCGGTACTAGCAGAGAATAACAAGCCGCGATTGTTGTACCACTTGAAGAACAGGGGCTACCGTGGATACAGCATAAACAGGCCCGACAAATTACTTCATAAGTTATCTGCTACTGAAAGGGAGTTGGGTGGTATACCAAACTCATCGGAAGACGTAAGGCAGTCACATGCATCGGCGATAGAGTCATACATTGAGAAGCACGTTGGCTTTGACTTCGAGGGTAAATACAGGGATCCGGATTTGATTGGGTCAATGCCATTCAACAAAACGCTAGAGGATTGGGCCAAGTTTGACATATCAAATAGAACCAAGTTTGATGCATCTATTAGTTCGGGATTGGCGATTATGGCAAATCAGAAACACCTATATATGCCGGAAAAAAAAGAATCAAAAATAAGCATTACTTTTGCTAGGTACACAAACCAAGGTAATACAAGTGAAATCATTCGATGAAGGATGTCTTAATTAATATAACTGCAACAGGATTCCCAACTCAGTTTGTCTCTGACTCAGAGAAAGCATCAGATGAGTATGGGCTACAAATAGGGCAAGCCATACAATACGAATGGTTCCGTAAGGACGGCAATCAGTGTAGGTTCTATGGCCAATGGAAAGATTTCCATAGACTTAGGCTCTATGCTCGTGGAGAGCAGTCCACCCAGAAATACAAGAACGAACTCGCCATTGATGGTGATCTTTCTTATTTGAACTTGGATTGGACTCCGGTTCCCGTTATCCCAAAGTTTGTGGATATTGTTGTGAACGGAATGTCAGATCGCATGTTTAAGGTAAAGGCTTACGCCCAAGACGCAATGTCTCAAGCAAAGCGTAGCAAGTACCAAGACGTTATTGAGGCTCAGATGGTGTCTAAAGACATTTTGGAAATCATCCAAAACAAGACGGGCATCAACGCGTTCACCATGGATCCAGAGCAATTGCCAAACAATGACGAAGAGTTGTCATTGTACATGCAGTTGAACTATAAGCCAGCCATTGAGATTGCAGAAGAGGAAGCCATCAATACAATCCTTGACGAGAACAAGTATCTCGACTTGAGAAAGCGTATCGATTACGATATGACTGTACTTGGTATTGGTGTAGCAAAACATGAATTCCTTTTGGGGTCAGGCGTACAAGTTTCTTACGTTGATCCTGCTAACGTGGTTTACAGTTATACTGAAGACCCATACTTTAAAGATTGTTTTTATTGGGGAGAAATTAAAACAGTGCCTATCACGGAGTTGCTGAAGATAGACCCCAAATTAACAAACACAGAATTAGAAGAAATATCCAAAAGCGGACAGGCTTGGTATGACTACTACAACGTAGGTCAGTTCTACCAGAACAGCATTTTCTTCAGAGACACGACCACCCTCCTATATTTTAACTATAAAACCACTAAGAAGATTGTTTATAAGAAGAAGTACTTAGAGGGCGGTGGTGTTCGTTACATTGAAAAAGAAGACACTTTCAATCCACCAACAGAGATGATGGAGGATGGAAAGTTCGAGCGCATAGAAAAAACTATCGACGTTTGGTACGAAGGTGTCATGGTCATGGGAACAAACTACTTGCTTAAGTGGAAGATGTCCGAGAACATGGTTCGTCCAAAGTCTTCTTCTCAGCATGCATTACCTAACTATGTAGCATGCGCTCCGCGTATGTACAAGGGTACGATTGAATCTTTGGTGCGTAGGATGATTCCTTTCACTGACTTGATTCAGTTGACTCACTTGAAGTTACAACAAGTAATTGCTCGTACAGTACCTGATGGTGTATTCATTGATGCCGATGGTCTTAACGAAGTGGATCTTGGTACAGGAAACGCGTACAACCCAGAGGATGCTTTGAGATTGTACTTCCAAACAGGTAGTGTTATCGGTCGTAGTTACACCCAAGATGGGGACTTCAACAATGCAAGAGTGCCAATCACTCAGTTGACTTCCAACTCTGGTGCTGCTAAAACGCAGATGCTAATCGCAAACTACAACCACTACATGGACATGATACGCACCGCTACAGGACTCAACGAGGCCCGTGACGGTAGTAACCCAGACCCGAACTCATTGGTTGGCTTACAGAAGTTGGCTGCGCTTAATTCAAACACAGCAACTCGCCACATCTTAGAGGGCGGTCTATACATATTCAGATCAATCGCGGAAGCATTGACCTATCGTGTGGCTGACATTCTTGAGTACGCTGATTTCAAAGATGACTTCATCAGTCGTATCGGCAAGTACAATGTGTCTATCTTAAATGAAATCAAGGACTTATACATTTATGACTTTGGTATTTTCTTGGAGATAGCGCCGGATGAAGAAGAGCGCGCTCAGTTAGAGGCCAACATACAGATGGCTTTGTCTAAAGGTGACATTAATCTTGAGGATGCAATTGACATCCGTGAGATTAAGAACCTTAAGATGGCAAACCAATTGCTGAAGGTGAAGCGTGTCAAGTTGCAAGAGCAGAAGGACAAGATGGCTATGATGCAGCAACAGATGACTGCACAGCAGAACATGGAGTTGCAACAGATGGCTTCACAGTCTGCCCTTCAGAAGATTCAAGCAGAAAGCCAAGCCAAGATGCAGATCAAACAAGCCGAGGTGGCTTTCCAAATTGAAATGTTGAAGGCAGAAGCCGGTCTTAAGCAGCAGTTGATGGCTGAGGAGTTCAGATACAACATGACTCTTGCTGGCATGGACGAGCAGCAGATCTCTAGCAGAGAGAAATCTAAAGAAGACGCTAAGTCAAAGAGAATAAGCCAGCAGAACAGCGAGCAATCGAAGCTAATAAATCAGCGCAAGAATGACTTGCCGCCAATCAATTTCGAATCTAGCGAGGACACCTTGGACGGCTTTGATTTGTCGGTGTTCGAGCCTCGCTAAACGATATTGAAAAAAATATATAAATTTGTAAAAATTAAATCTAATCAAAATGGAAATCCAAGTAAGAGAAGTAAAGGCTATTGAGGCCAAAGGAGTACAGGAACTCGAGAGAGAGTTGCTAGAGAAACACGAAGAGCAAATCAACAACGTTGATCTCGCTCCAAGTCTAGAACCAGATCCCGAACCGGCTCCCCAACCGATAGAGGCTGAACTTCAAGAGCAAGACGTTCTTTCTTATATTAGCAAACGCTACAACAAGCAAATCAATTCTTTTGATGATTTGGTGGCTGAACGTTCCGACGAGCAATTGCCCGCGGATGTGTCAGCATACTTGAATTACCGCAAGGAAACAGGCAGAGGCTTTGAAGACTTCATCAAGTTGAAGGAAGACTTTGATTCTATGGCGCCTGACGATGTCCTTCGCAGTTACCTCAAGGCCACACAGGATGGATTGGATGATGATGATATTGATGTCATGATGGAAGACTACTCATACAATGAGGACTTGGACGATGACTCAACTATCAGAAGAGCCAAACTATCCAAGAAAAAAATGGTTGCAGAAGCCAAACAGTACTTCAACTCTCAAAAAGAGAAATACAAAACGCCCCTTGAGTCAAGTACGGCGAACGTTTCTTTAGAAGAAAAAGAAGAATTGCAGGCTTACAAGCAATATATATCGCAGGCAAAAACTATGGATCAAGAAGCCGAGCGTAAGCGTGAGTGGTTTTCAAAGAAGACCGACGAGGTATTTAACAATGAGTTCAAAGGTTTTGAATTTAAGTTAGACGACCAAGTTTTACGATTTACACCGGGGGATGCTGCTGAATTGAAGAAAGCCCAACTGACACCAACGAACTTCATATCGAAGTACTTGGATAAAGATGGGATGATCAATGATGCAACGGGTTATCATAGAGCGCTAGCGGTAGCAATGAATCCCGAAAGGTTTGCCAAGTACTTTTATGAACAAGGCAGATCAGCCGCGACTGATGATGTTACTCGCAGAATTAAGAACATTAATATGAGCGAGAGACAATCACCCCAGCCGATGGCGAGTGACGGGTTCCAGGTTAAAGTGGTTGATCCTGATGCCGGCAAAGGCTTAAAAATCCGAAGTATCAAAAAAATCTAAAAACTAAACTAAACTAAACTACAATGGCAGTTTTATCCACCCCGACCTATCAGTTGCAGCCGAGTGCGCAACAGGTCCCCCTATCTACTAACTACATTACCGACTTCAACTTCTTGAACCAGTATCTTCCTGATACTTACGAGAAAGAATTTGAGCGTTACGGTAATCGTACTATCTCTTCTTTCTTGCGTATGGTTGGCGCCGAAATGCCATCAAACTCAGATATGATCAAATGGGCTGAACAAGGCCGTTTGCACATTAAGTACATCAACTGTACTTCAACTGTTACATTGTCTAGTGCTGACGTTGCAACTTTCACTATCAATGATGTATTGGTTCCTGACCGTGCTGCTATTGGTTTGACTGCTGGTACTATCGCTTTGCGCGCAGGTCAAACTGTTGTGATTACCCCTAACGTTGCTGGTCCTACCCAGAACAAGGCTATTATCACTAGTGTGAACACTGCAACTGCACAAATCACTGTGGCTTTCTACGAGGGATCCGGTATG